GCGTCAAGTGTTTAGTCAAACTTTTTTGGTATGGGGTGTATTTGCAAATCGGAGCGATATCTGGGAGACTAAGATCACACTAACTCAGCACCTTTCTATACTTACTCAGCACCTTTCCAAACTTATACACCACTTATCCACATTATTCTCCACCTTTATCCACAGCGACTAACTATGTTTTTATAAAGCTTTATAAAGATGTGAACAAATTCGACTCATATGATAGTATTAGGGAATATTGTTCCGCGTTACTCTATGGGGATGTAGATATCAAATAACACAATACCCCATATCGACATCCCCATCACCATATGAGATAATGATTACACAACTTGAGAACTGAACACAACCACACACCACAATCAAGCTGTCGTCTTGTCAAGAATAAAAACCCATTTTGATGAGATAATACACGTAGAGATTGAGGACAACAGTGTTCTCAATAACATAAAGAAGGAAATATGATTATGGATGAGCAGATTGATGCTCTATATGAAGGTGATGATGGTATCATTGAAGCCGACTATGGTGATGATATTGTGGATCGCATATTAGATGGTGAGTTGATTCAAGTGGAGATGATATAATGGAACGTCCAGGTGAGATAAAAAAACTAGCGAAGCGGTATAATATGGTTCGCGTACTACGTAAGGGTAAAGGTAAACATCCTCGCTGGAAAAATCGATACACTGGTAATGTGGTCATTACCTCTGGCTCGCCCAGTGATCGTAATGCGATTAAAAATATTGAGGAAGATTTTAAAGAAGCAAATATACCAAATATACCTATTGCTGCATAACCAGAGTGAGGAGTTATGATGCTCCTCACTCTTATAACTTATGATGTTGTCAACTCTTTATACAACATAACACACCTACCATCCCATTATCATCTTTGTTTCTTCGGACACACTGTCTATGGTGAATGGTGGGTCGAATGTGGTAATGACATTGACAACGCTCACATTGTCTACCATTCCTGCTTGTCGTATGCTATTAACAATCTCATCAGAAAATGGACAGAATGCAGATGTCAGTGTATGTGTGATGTCTACGATATCTTTAGTGGTTTCTATATTGTATATCAACCCTAAGTCATATATGTTGACACTAATTTCAGGGTCATATACTTCTTTTAGATTTCGTATGATGTGGTCAGTGTCAATCATTATCTACCAATCCTGCTTGTCGTCTTGTCAAGAATAAAAACCCATTTTTCATTCGTTCCTTATGTAATATATTCTTCTAGTTTATTTTTAAGTATATGCAAATTATTACTTTCAGGCGCTTCTCGCAACAATCTAGCAAACTCTATCATCATCAAATCTATATCATTTTGTATTGTCGTTAAATCTCTATTATTTGCAGCATCAACAAACAGCGGATGCGTTTGATCGAGACGTTGGTCTGCTTTTTGAAATTCTGTGTATCTCCATACAATGTCTTCAGCTTTATCACCAATAACATTTCGTATTTCATCTCTATTTGTAGTTAAAAATGACATTTGATATATTTTATGGTATAGTATAGCATTTGTTTGACTACTAGTCAATTCAATTTGTTTCATTACCTCATCAGTAATGCTGTAAAAATATTGAAACCAAGATATATTCGAATGCATTTTACTATCGAATTCATTTTGAATCATATATTTAATGGCAGGGTGATTGATGTTATTTCTAATAGTTTTTAACACAAGAACAAGTCGAAGATCGTTGCACTTTCTAGATAATGGTCTAGCGCCATGTAGAGCATTAGAATCGAATATAATCAGTCGCCCACATTTTGGTAAAACCGAATGATCTATATCCTTCGTGTCATCATTAATGAGTACAGTTTCGCCGCCCCATTGATAGTTCCATTTCGTATTTAAATATACCATACAAGTTTCAGATGGCTCACAATATTGCCGTGTTATCCACGGGTCATCTCTATGAATATACCCATCAGTACCATATGTATATCCATTAAAATATATTCTATTGACGCCTGTATTGTCGCCGTCGGGCAGATGTGGTTTTATATTTTCCCATATATCAAATAAGTCAGAATAAATGTCCCTGTAATAACTTAGCTTAGATATATCATACGGAAGATGTTTAACTATGAGAGTAGAACGCTCGTCTGGTCTATAGTTCCAATGTCCATGTGGGTCGACTGAATGATTTGCTTTCCACCCATATTTCATACCTTGTAATGGATACTTGTTTCTTATATAGTTAACATTATTTTGGTCGATAAAGTTATCAATAGTTTTATATAACATTTAATAATACACCCAATTTATTAACGTTTTCGCTAGATAAGTCAAAATCATTAATGATTACTGTTGGCGATATATCACTCCTCATAGGGTTTTTTTGCTCTAAGAGGTTTGCAAACTCTATCCATCTTAGTTGTGTAATCCATGGATCGGGTAAAACTGTATTATTAATAATATCATTTGTCCTATCTTTCTTTTGACAAAATATATTAACAAGAACTTCAGCTTCGATACCAATTATATCCTGAACTTCTTCTCTCTCTACGAAAAGTTGTTTAGAATGTCTGTAGTAGGCAGTACCGTAAATAGAATGAAAGAGTCCTGCTTTTTGTTCAACGACAGAACGACCAAAATGATTCAAGATATCAGAGGTGCCAATCAAATGCTCTAATAGTGTTTTTTTACAATGTGGCAATTTATCAGCACCAATTGAATAGAGATAGTCAATTTGTATTTCCAATCCTTCTGTCATACTCTTTTACAAGTGATTAATTTCATTTCTGCTTCAAGACCGCTATATGAATTACTATCTATAATGAGTTGAATGTCAGCAGATTTCATACCACTGATTATTATTGCGAATCTGCATGTATGGTGATGGTAGAAATAGTTGATTCTGTTGTTGCATCAACTTTAGTATAAAGGTCAATGAATGAAGCTTTAGTATCATCATCAAATCTATTCACACACATTTCTATTGCAGTCATACGGTCATCAAAAATTGCATGTGCTTTTACAATATGGTCAAGGCGTCGAGTTGAAATAACTTCATCAACTCCGCCATCATAGAAAGTTTTGCGAATGACCTCAGCCCATGTGACTAGGTTCGCGGCAAATTCGTTATCAACATTACCATATTTTAACATTGAACCGATTACAATTTTCTTTTCGATTGCAGCAGTAGGATATGGTTGTTCCAATGTAATTGCAAATCGTTCTAGAAATGCTTCATTCAAAATGTTAGTTCCGATAAATCGTCCATCCTCTGAACCTTTACCTTTAGTATTGGCAGTTGCCATTACATTGAAACCAGACTTCGCAGTAATCCATTTATTAATCTTTTTAAGAAATACACCTTTACCTTCCAGCACAGGTTGTAGTGCAAGTAGTTTGTTTGAACCTAAATCACATTCATCAAGTAGTAATGTGCAACCACGTTCCATCGCTTCAATAACAGGGCCAGGTACGAATTTTGTCTCACCACCAACTAATCGGAAACCACCAAGCAAATCATCTTCATCTGTTTCGATAGTGATGTTCACACGAATCAATTCTTTTTTAAGTTCCGCATGAATCTGTTCAATCATTAATGTTTTACCATTACCTGATAGACCAGTAACAAACACAGGATAGAACAATTCTGATTTGATGATTTTCTTGAGCGGAGAATAATTACCCCATGCGACAAACCCATCAAATTCAGTTGGCACTAGATTCTGAATATCCATATTGGATGCGATTAAATTTATTGTGGCCTCCTGAACAATTGGTGCTGGAGCTGGAGCTGGAGCTGATGTTGGTTTATCATCCAAGCTGGGTAATTTGAACATGTTGTACCCAACTTTACATCGAGTCAAGAACCAAGTTGGTACAGGCATATCCGCAATGTTTGCGGCGAAGCGAACATGTTGCTTGTTAATGGTTGCATCATGTCCGTACAACTCAGATGCGCAGACAACGAACTTTAGTTTCTTTGGTGTAAGTTTCATTCGATAACCTTAATTAATCACTATAGGTACATTATACTAAAACAAGGGGCATCTGTATACCCTTTTCCCATACCGTTTTTGTATGGGAGGTATATGATTTTACGATACCATTTCAACGAATTTGTTCAGCATTACTCGACTTTGAATACGATTTTTAGCAGATTTTGCAAAAGCATTCTTTAATTTTGACTTTGATGCGCCAATCAATGTATCATCTAATCCAAGGTCAGTATTTATTTCTAGTTGTTCACCGCCTGGCATTATATAATATCCATCATACCCATGTGATTTTTTTATTACCAACACCTTATCTTTTTTAATAGCATTTCTAGCTTTGTTGATTGTGTCAACAGTAGTTTCTAAACCAAGAATACGATACCATTCTGAATGTCCGATATTACCACGACGACCTGTTCCAGCGATAAAAAATCCAATGACATTCATATCTGGCACACGATTTTTGAGTGCCTTTAGAAGTGTTTCCGTTAGATTTCTACTAAGTTCAGACCATGTGCCGTATATTGCGTTGACCTCATATTGTTTATTGTTGATTGGATCAACAATCAAATTGTCTTTACTGAATGAGCGAACATAATCATCTTCGTCATCTTCGGGTCCGTGATATTTTGATGGAATATGTTTCCAACAGTCATGTACGCCTTCAAGATTGTTTGCTTCACCATCAGTTAGAAAAATGGTATTCAGTTTTTGTACACCAGTTTGTTTCTTAAATTTTGGTGCGTAATCCATAAGAGCAATAATAGATTCATTCAATGGTGTGTTGCTTAAATTGTATCGCATGGGAAATTCTGTTGGGAAACCCACCAAGTTAAAGTTCTCATAATAATTACTCAGTCGCTTGACAATCATCCAAAGATAATGCGTCATGGATTCCTCTTCAGCTGAACTCATGCGACTAGAAAAGAAATTTAAAAGACTGGTTGAATCTGATATTGCAATATCACCATATTTTGGTTCAACATATTTTAATCTATTTTCATCATCTACACGGCGATTGTATGCTTGAGTAAATGCCAAAACTTCGAATGGAATTTGAGTGCGGCGACAGAACCATACCAACTGCAACAATTGATGAAAAACACCAAGCAGTTGATTTTGCATTGAACCAGACCAATCAACAACTATAATCATACCATGGTTTGTTGCGCCTGGTAATGTAGTGACTTTTTTAAACAAATCATCATTGTACTTGTATGTGTGCAATTTGCCCATATTCAGTGTGCCGGTCTTAGCAGTAGCTGCCCGTGCATATTGGTCAGCAGACTTTTTCATCTCAAATTCTTTGACCATGTAAGTGACAGACTTTTTTGAATCGTTCTTGTATGATTTAATTTCATTTGCAGAATTTTCAATCCATAAATTCTGCGATTGTTGCGCCTGGTAATTCTGCGCCATAATGACATTTTTACTCGTTAATTTATTATCATTTTTGCAAAAATGATCTGACAAATCTTTAAAGATTGTTTTATAATCAACAATCATATTTTCAGATTTGACTTTAGGAATATTGCCATACACCTTTTCTTTGGCATTCATGTCGGATAAATCTTTTACTGACTCATTAGCAGCCTTGTCAGTTTTAGATTCAGGCGTATATGGTTTATTAGAATTGTTAGAATCATCGTTGTCATCATCATCTGACTCATCTGATTCGGAAGTATTTTTATTGTTTGACGATTGCTCGCCAGACTCAGATGAATTGCCGGAATCATTGTTGTCATCACTATCACTATCATCATTATCTGGTGAATCGTTCTGTTCTGGATTATCTTGCATATACTGATGCAAATCAGCAGCAAGATTTATCACTTGCTCTTCGGTTTGAAGTGTAGCAGCGCGATTTACAAATACTGATTCCGCAACAGTAAATTTGATATTAGGAATACCTTTGAAATACAAATTGATGCGGTCGATAAGATTTTGTTCTTGCGGATCAGTATCACCAATACCAAAAAAATCACGAGATGCGAGTGCGGCGTAACCTTTATTAAATAGATTGACTGAGCCAGGATATTTGCTCTTTACAAATTTCTCAATACGTGCATCTTCCAGCACATTGATAAAATCTTTAGGGATATTAAGCTCAGATGATTTAGTCAAAAGTTCCATAGAAGTCCAAAGAGCATGTCCAATTTCGTGGCATACCATAAGCTCCTCTTCATCTTTAGTGATATCATCTTTCCAGATGGGCAAACCCAATTCGCGGGTTTTGATGTTAAAATATGCTGTCTGCATAGACTTAGAGACAACGTGGATATCTTCGTTTGCGAGTAACTTCGCGATAGTTGATTTATTTTTCATCATGTATACATTATACGATATGCAATGACGTTTTTATACCCTTTTTCAATACCGTGTTGGTATGGAAGGTAGATGATTTTGGTATGACCTAAGTCATTGATTTTGTTAGCAGCGACCGTATCGTGAACATGCATACGCCTGATTCTGTGCCTTGCGTTGTTCAGCAGCTCTACGGTCAGACAAACCACGTTCACATGAAGAGCGCACGCCAGTGTTTGTGATATTACCACATTGCCCTACATTGGTATTTTGATAAATTACAGTAGTAGTCTTGGGCTGGTCCATATTTTGACCAACAGCACTTCCCGCCATTGTACCCAATAACACACCAATACCAGTTGTTATCAATCTACCATCACCAGAACCGATTTGACTACCAATTATTCCTCCAGCACCTGCACCCAACAATCCGCCTTTTTGTTGGTTGGTTGGATTACATCCAGATAACAATACCACCAACGCACAACCAGTCAAAAATTTATTCAAAGTCTTTTCCTTATTCTTTATCATTAAACAATAATAACACAAAAAATGTGTATTGTCAATGAGTTTATTATTTGTCCCAACTTTTTATGGCACTAAAATTATTGAATGAAAATTCCATGCGGTCAACCAATTTTACTGCATTACCGGATACTCTATCAATTGCAACATACCCTTCTGGGTTTGTAACCTTAAATCCATTACTAGTTTTGATAAATGTATCGGACAATCCTTTTACACTATTCAGCTTCTTTATAATCATCATCTTTGCTTCGACTAATAGATTTTGAAAAGTGATAACCTGTATAAGATTACGCGTATTTTTACTCACTTCACGCACGTATTCTTTTTGGAGGTTGGTGTATTTCTCTTTACCCTTGTCGCTCTTTGCTTTATCAATCTGTTTCTGAATAGACTTAAACACCCATTCTTCATAACCTTTTGCATGTGCTGCGGGATTGCTGATAATTTCACCAGCACGCACTTTACTGTTGTTATAGGTTTTGAGTGATGCATTAGCTAATACACCTGACATACTATCCTGTAATCTCAGAAATGAAGTCAGTTGCGTAGAGTTAATCTTTTGAAATGTACTACCCGTCTTGCTGAGCACAGCTGTTATCGCAACTGTTTCTTTTTCAGTGAATGTTGCTTTACCGGACACATCCTTATATGTTGCGTCATCCATCCACACAGTACTAGGTTTACTCAAACTACTGATATTGACTCCAAACGATGCCTGCATGTCCGCCAGCGTCTCACCACTGTACGTTGTGTGCCAAACAATACCAATGTTCGACTTATTAATTTTCTTACCAAAATCGCTATTCACGGGGACAGCATAGACAATCGTGTTTGGTTGAAAAGTGTAATATTTCTCACCATCGATGGTAGTAGTTTCCACATCATCCGTAAACATCAAGTCACCTTGCAATACTACCTTGATACCTAATTTGGATAATTCTGCAAGTGCTACTTTGAATTTGGAGTTTAATGTACCAGACAGGTCAGCATCAATCTCTGCATTTGTTTTGTATAGTTTAGGATTGACATTGAATACACTTTTCTTAGCAACAAAGAATTTACCATCATCAGGATCAATACCAGCAAATATTGCCGGTGCACCATCCCATTTGACAGTCATATTCACACTGCTACGAGAATTACCAGCCATCATATCTCTTAGTGATCTAAGAAAATTGATTGCAGCACGTCCACCCGTTACACCATAGTTAAGGATTTCATCCTCTAGATGTTCAAGGTGAAGATTCTTGCCGCCTTTGTCTTCGTTTAATATTTCAAAGAATGATTTCATATGACTATTTATAAATCCTAAATATATAACATGAAGTATAATGCAAAATGTAATGGTTTGTGTTGTCACATCGCATATGCGTTTGATACTTCACCGTGTCTGTTATCTGAAAAATCAACTTGTAAACGATGCGACAGAACTTATAAACAAATTGTACAATCAGATCATACAGAAAACCCTTTATACTTACCAAAACTAGTATTGTCAAAAACAGGCCCATCATCTTGACCAGAATCAGCTAGGTCTTCTTGTTGTTCTTGACTTATATCAAATAGTTTCATCTTTGCTCGGTCTATACCAATCACAAATCTTTTGTTTATGGTTGGGTCATTATACCTATTCTTTAATTGCTTGATTGCAATCTGATTCATTTCTTCTAATTCTTCATTAGAGATAAGTGCAAACATCAAATCTGCTGTTGCAGGCAAACCAAAACTTTCTGATGTATCTTCTAATCCAACATCACTATTAGAATAACCTGACCTAGTAGTTTGAGTAGCAGACATAATAGGAACATTAGCCTCAACTGCAAGACCACGAAGTTCTTCTGCAATTGATTTGATATAAGTGTATGAATTTGCGTTACCGTTTGCCTTGATTCGTGATGATGCACAAATGTTTAGATAGTCAATAAAGATTATATCCGGCTTGAATGATTTTTTGATTGCCAATTCTTTAATCAATCCACGAAAATGATTACTATGCGCAGAAGCAGTAGGATATTCTTTGATAACTAAATGACCTTTTGTATTTTTTATAATGTCGTCTATCTTGTTATCATACATCTTTTTTGGTAGCTGATGCAAATCATCAATTGATATATTCATAAGGTTTGCATCGATACGTTCTGCAATGCGCTCCTCTGCCATTTCCATTGTGATATAAAGAACACTCCTGTTCTGACTCAAACAGTTTGCTGCCATATGACACATGAATAATGATTTACCCACACCAGTGCCTGCAAGTGCAATGTTTAATGTTTTTTGTGGCAACCCACCTTTAGTTATTTTGTTAAAGAATTCCAAGTCAAATGGAATTTTGTTTTCTACTTTGTGATAAAACTCAAAACGTTCGTCTGTGTCAGAAAGATAGTCATGCCCAACACGATTATCAAAACCAACAGCCAGGGCCTCTGTAAGAATGCTAGGTATAGCATCTGGGCCTCTTGATTTATCTTTTCCATCAATGATTCTAATTCCATCCACAATCGCATTATATACCGCCTTATCTTTACAAAATTGTTCGGTTGTTTCTACTAACCAATCAAAATTTACATCATCATCTTTTTGTAAATTTTTAACTACTTCTACTATTCTTTTGAAATCATCTTCATTCAAATCCTTACGACTATTTAATTCAACCTCAATAGAATTCTTATTGGGTAATGAATTATACTTTTCTACAAATTTCTGAATCTCTTCAAATATTATGCGTTCAATTCTGTCAGAGAAATAGTCACCTCTGATGAAGGGCAACACCTTGCGAGCATATTGTTCATTATTGATTAGGTTCGTTAGTGTCGTTTGTTCTATAGTGGCCAATATTAAATTCCTTATGATACAATGTTAACAATAACTCTATCATTTATAAGTGTAACACAGATAGTACTCACATGTCAATAGTTATGCATCATCATTCGATTCATTTTGTTCATCTATAAGTTCAACCAAAATATCACCAATCAAATTCATGAAATCATCACGAAAATATTCTTGTTTATGTCCATTATTATCTACTATGTCATATTCAAACTTAAAGTTTAGGGTGCCATCAGGATTTTCTTTCTCGGCAACACTTACTTTTCCATATTTGTATATTACTCCTTGATACCTTCCTGCTTCTGGAGTCAATCCAATATATGTTTGTTCATCAAACTCTGAAGTTCCATTTTCAAGGTCTTTAATCTTTCTATTTACAAACTGATATTTTTCTTTAATTTCCGACATCATTAAGCATCCATTCTAAATATATTTCTTCGTGTAGTATGGCATATCCATCGCTATCACCATACGTTTTGATATGCGTGTATACCTTTTTTGGTGCATGGATTTCCACTTGGTTCTTCCACCATTCTACTGGCCTTCTAGTCACATGTGCATTTGAGCCATCCGACAGTATCGCCTTTGCCTCATTGTTTGCAATACCCAGATACACGAACCGTTCTGCTCGCGAGAATATCTGATAAATCACTTCTGGAATTTGTTCTTCTGGTATATGTTCCATTACATCAGATGAAAATACACCATGAAATGTGCCATCAGGAAGTTTATTATACTCTGGTATTGCAGGGTCATATAATGTAGGAATAGGCCAAGACCAATCGTTGACATCATACACATTTCCCTTACCGCAACCAAAGTCGAGTAAAGTTTCTGATTTTGTATCTGTTATTAGGTCATCTATGTGAAGTTTATGGAACTTTAAAGCTCCACCATTTCCATAATCATTTTTTTCTTTGTGAAATTTCTTGTATTCCTCAATCCACCAATTACTCATTAAACAATTCCTTTATTTCTCCAATACATTCTTTACTAAAATCCTATGCTTTCACCACATCCACAAGTTGATTTTACTTTTGGATTATCAATTATAAAACTCTGTGAAAATAAAGTATTTTGAAAATCTAACGTAGAATCTTGAAGATACATTATACTAAAAGAATCAGTAACAGCACCCTCTCCTATGTCAACATCATCATCTTCTCTATTTGTTACATCAAAATTGTATTTGAATCCAGTGCATCCACCACCTTGTAATTCAACACGAAATACACTGCCTTCAGGTTGTGCTTGAAGACCTAAATCACCGTGCAATATCAAATCAATTCTATCTAGAGCTGTTTGTGTTACATTCATCGATTTCTCTCCAATCTTGACTGTTTTTGTATTTAGATTCTAAAAAAAGATGCCAACGTTCTAGTTCTGTTTGGCACTCATAATTCCAACGAGCAAAAATATCATTATGTCGTTGCAACTCTTCCCATTCAGATTGGGCACACATAGAAATTACTCCTTTGATGTAATAATAACATTATATCAAAAAATAACATACTTTGTCAAGACATTTTGGTTTTTATTATAATAAAAATGCCCCTTGCGGGGCATTAGATATATTATGGGTGTTGAGTTTGTGTGGGCCCTCTTGCATTTGTTGGAATTTTTTCATTGGACCTTCTTCCTATTAACTCTAACATATATTTATGATTTTCAGAAATTGGTTCTATCCTTTCTACACTTCTTTCTTGTTTTTGAAAGTTTTGCATTTTTTGGAGCCTATTACGTGATTTTTTCATTTTATCTTCCTTATGAAGTGATAGTTTTTTATTCATGTTTTTTGAGTTAACAGGTTTTTTTATCATATTTCTCCTT